TTGTAGAAGAGTTGGCAACATCAAGCGAGTATTTAAAGGATTTTAATAGGTATTTTGGGTATCAAGATACCTTGAAATTAGAAGAGTTATTGCAACACGTGTAGATGTAATGTGATAACATTTATCGTTTAATAGAAGATAAAAACTTGGAACAACTATCGGAGAATTCATGGAAACTTGTATTGTAAACTCTCACAATGAGTGGGATAAATTGGAAGAGGTTATTGTGGGTGATGGGTTTCCTTCCAGTCTTCCTGCGTTGGACTTTACCTTCCAGATGTTTTTTCATGATAACATACACGGACAGGATTTGCGTGGAGTATACCGAGATAGAGAGGTATACATAAAAAAGAAATATGTTGAAGAAATGTCAGAAGATGTTGAGGGATTTGTTGAGCTTTTGGAGAGTCATGGGATTATTGTTAAACGACCCAAAGTTCCTAAAAAGGTTCAGGATACCAAAACTCCAAACTGGAAGTCAACAAACTTTCATCCATTGAACGTGCGTGACCTTACTATGGTGGTGGGTAATGAAATCATAGAAACTCCTGTAGAGACACGATTCCGATACTTTGAGACTGATTATCTAAAGCATCTCTACTATGATTACTTTCGTAGGGGTGCGAAATGGACAGTCGCACCAAGACCCCTATTATTAGATTCAAGTTTTGATATGTCATATGTACTTAGGGATGATATGAATGATGATTCACGTGAGTGGTATGAATCTTTGATGGAAACTGATAATGAATTGCATTATGGGTTTGAGATAATGTTTGACGCAGCACAGTGTTTACGTTTGGGTAGTGATATTTTGTTTAATTGCGCCACAGAAAATCACAGACTAGGAGCCGAATGGCTTCAGCGAAATATAGGAAACGACTACAAAGTTCATCAGATAACTTTGTGTGACAGTCATGTGGATTCCACTATCATTCCACTTAGACCGGGTTTGCTGCTAGTGGACTGGCATCACTTTAAGGATATTAATGACTTGCCTGAGCCTATGCGTGGATGGGATATTATATCTGCGCCAAAAAACCCAAACCGAACTAGAGACTATGACGGAAGGGATTTGATTCTTGCATCAAGTAGTATAGATATAAATGTCCTATCTATAGACCAAAACACTATTATATGCCACGATGAATATCATCACATTCTACAGCCATTATTAAAACCATATAATATTGAAGCAATCCCTTGTCGTTTAAGGCATGGTGAGATATTCAGTGGAGCCTTCCATTGCCTAACATTAGATGTGAGAAGACAATCCAAATTGGAGAACTACTTTTGAAAGGTGAACTAAAGGACTTGGGAATAGTCTCTTATAAGAGGGATGAACGGGGAAATATTGATATATACCAAAACATAGAACTGCATAATCAGGGCTTGACTGAGATGCCAATTAAGTTCAGAAATGTTTATGGGCATGTGTTCATGGACAAGAATCCTCTGAGGACGCTCAAAAACTTTCCAGATTATGTGCTGGGTGATGTTGAGGTATATGAATGTGATTTAATTTCGTTGGAGGGTGCACCGAGAAAGATAGATGGTATGTTTGAATGTTACAGAAATAAACTAACCTCTCTGATGGGTGGTCCAGAAATTGTTAGCGATGAATATATATGCTATGACAACAACCTGACAAGTTTGGAGGGTGCTCCTATCAGGGTGGAAAGATTTGACTGTAGCTATAATCCACTAAAGTCGTTGATGCATTCTCCGCATTTTGTGTGTGATAATTTTAGAGCAAGATATTGTGAATTAGAAGATGTCCGTGGTATTGGTTTTATTGGAGGTTACCTTGATATCACCAAGAACCCTTATATCGAAATTGATTGCTTTGTACATGCGCTCGTGCGGGGAAAGATTTTCATAGGAGATGACGTGGTGGTAGATTATGATTGATACAGCCTTCATATCACATGTTGAGTCGAATGTAAACAGGGGTGGAGAGTCTATCGCCAATAGACCCCTAGAAGAAGAGGCTATCAAATGCTTTTCCTCGTGGAGAAAGATGGGTGGGAAATGGAAAGACATGCCTATCTATGCTATTTGTCATACGAATAATCCACCATCTGAGAATACCTTGAATGAGTTCAAGAATCTTGATGTGACCTTTGTGGACGCATATGACCCTATCAGTGAAACCTTTCCCGCTGGCTGGTGGAATGTTCCGTTGTCGGGTATGTGGGCAGAAGACAATCTTAACCACGACTTCCTAGTTCATACTGATTTAGATATGGTTCTACTGAAAGAACCTGATGATGAATTGATGTACTGTAGCCGAGATAATCATGCTAGGTGTGCTGTTTATTCGGAGAATTTCCCCGATGATATGGCGATATCAGAGGACTACCGAAAATTATTTGTCACCTGCTTCATTACCTCATGGTCAAAGAACAAGTTCTATACCTGTTGGTATGAGGAGATGATGCGCCTGAAGGACAAGTGGGATAAGCACCCAGTACTAGACAACACTCAGAGATGGTGGCAGTATTGCAACCTAGAGGAACATGCAGTGGATGTGATGTATTATGAGAAAGAGTTCAGAGTAGAACAAGTACAGAAATGCCAGATAGGAAATGGCAATGCATATGACACCGTGGATTCCTTGACCGATGCCGAAATGTTACGGGTGTTCTTTAACCATGACCATTTCCATGATGATTGTAAGCAACAAACAATCAAGGAATATATTATGCGAATGATGGAGTTAAAACGTGCGAAAACATAATGGACAATTCATTAAAGAATTTGAACAGACGATTGCCAATTTTGCTGGTTCGAGATATGGTGTAGCCGTTGACTCAGGAAGCAATGCTATCTTCTTGTGCCTGAAATATGTCGGTTATGAGGGTGCGGTTGAGATACCCGCACACACGTACATGAGTGTACCTATGGCTATCATTAATGCTGGATGTACACCAGTGTTCAGGGAGTATGAGTGGGAGGGTTCTTATACTATGACCCCAACCAATATTGTAGATTCGTGTCAACAATTTTATCCAGACATGTATAGAACATCTGGTATGTTTCAGATTTTATCGTTCCAAGCCAAGAAGACGTTGGGGATTGGGAAGGGTGGAATGATATTGACAGACAGCCTCGAAGCCGCTAAGACATTAAGACGGATGGCATTTGATGGTAGAGATTATATGAAGGGAGCCAATCAAGACAAGGGCATTATTCTTGGATATCATATGAACATGACCCCAGAGGATGCCGCGACTGGGATAATAAAATTTAACGCTCTTAATGAACAGATGTTTGGGAATAGCGGTGGAAGTTCTATTTATAGAGACTTGAGACAAATGGAGTGTTTCAATGGATACAAGTAATATTTTAGTAATTGTAGCTCATCCAGACGATGAGGTTATTGGGTGTGGTGGAACGCTGGCAAGGTTGGTTGACGAAGGACATAGGGTACAGGTGATGTATCTGACAGCCGGGGAAACGTCTTCTGGGCACGAAAGAACCGAAGAGACAATTCAGGTGGCAGAGAAGCTAGGGTTCGAGGCACCCCTTCACTGTGGTATTCCAGACCAACAGTTAGACACATACGCACAGTCCTCCATTAATAACATGATAAAGGAAACTGTGCAAAGTGTCAAGCCAAATATTATATACACACATGCGAAGGAAGACTTGAACATTGACCATAGAATTGTACATGATTCCGTAATGGTTGCTTGCCGACCAGTGCATGATTGTTCTGTTACAGAACTATATACCTTCCAAGGAAGTCCTTGGGATTTTGGTGAGTTCGGTGAGTGGAGAGCAAACACATATGTGAACATACAGTCATACATAGACAAGAAGATGGAAGCCATGTCTGTATACAGTTCGGAAGTAAAGGAATCTCCACATCCACAGGCGTTGGAGAGTATGAGATATACCTACCTAGCCAATGGTGTACGATTTTGCTTAAATGAAGTAGAAGAATTCAAACAGGTCTTTAGATTAGTATAAATAATATAGAATAATAATTTCAACGGAGAATATGTATGCCTAAGTGGTATGATAGCCTATTCGGGAACAGTCCAGAACGTATTGATGAGCAGATAGATGCTTTTAAGAAGACGGGTGATGTTGAGCAGGGTAAGAAGTCCAGACAGGGTGAAGGTTTTGAAGATATTGACTTCATTCTTCATGGACAATATAACGCTCTCGGTTTCAATAGTTTCTATAGCACATATATCAATAAATCATTTGAGAATGAACTTCAAAGATTAAAAGCATATCGTGAAATGTCAGCGTATCCAGAGATTGCCGATGTCATCGAAGACGCAGCTATGGAATCGACACAAGAAGATATGAACGGTAGAATCATTGAACTTCAAGTTATTGATGAGGATTTGCTGTCGAACAAAAACGTGATGAACAATCTACAGAAAGAATTTCGTGAACTGTTCTATAAAAAAATAAAAATTAATTGGGAATTGTGGAACCTCATGTACAACTATTATGTTGACGGGAAGGTTTACTATGAACGATTGATTGACCAGAACAATCCCAAAGCCGGTATCATTGGTATCAAACGACTTCCAGCGGAAACTATGGACTTCGAATATGACCCAATTACTGGTGACATTGTTGCCTATTATCAATACTTGGCTCAACGACCAAGGCAAAGACCGCCTACAATTCAAGACGCAAAGGAAGACCCTACAATAATTGTATTCTATCCAGAACAGATTGGGTTGGTTCACTATGGGTATCAGGGGGCAACAAAGAGAGAGTTTCTGGGTTACCTTGAAAAAGCAAAACAGCCATATAACAATCTAAGACTACTGGAAACATCCGTTGTTATATATCGACTGATTCGTGCGCCTGAACGTTTCGTATTCCGAATTGACACAGGTAACATGCCTAAAGACAAGGCTATGAAATATGTCGAGAAGATTAAGCAGAAGTTCCAGAAGCGTCAAACATATGACGCTGAGACTGGACGTTTGACCAATGACCCTGAAGTATTCTCTATTCTTGAGAACTTCTTCCTACCTCAGTCTGCTGACGGTAGAGGTTCACAGGTCGATAGTATTGGAGGTAACCCCAGTGGATTCGCTGAATTGGATGACCTTTACTATTTCCAGAGAAAGCTTTACAAGTCGTTGAAGTATCCTGCGTCACGAGTATCTTCACTACAGGAACGTGCCGAGTCGGACATTATGTTCAACAGTGGGCAAATGGGTGAGATTACACGAGATGAGATTAAGTGGGCTAAATTTTTGGAGAGACAGCAGATGCGTTTTTGTGATTCCTTTTTGGATATGTTCATGATTCATTTGGACATGAAAGGACTCAAGAAACAATATGGCATTGATGAAGATAAGATTCGTTTAATCATGACATCTCCTAATAATTATCGTGACCATATGAAACAAAAACTACTAGAACAGAGTTTTACAAATTATCAAGCATTGTCGCGTGAAGAAGAATTTTCTAAATACTATCTGATGAAGAAGTATCTTGGTTGGAATGACGATGAAATCGAAGCGAACATAGCAGGAAAGAAAAAGGACAAGGAACTGATACCACAAGAAGATGAAGGCGGTGGTAGTTTCAATTTTTAAAAATGTGAAAACATAAATACTTTGGAGGAAATTTGTATGCCTATTGACAGTAAAGAAATTAAACAAGCGTTGGATGATTTTGAGAAGGATGATTTTCTATCCGCAAAGGATAGAGTGAAGAGGGAAGTTAAGGGTGCGATTAGTGACTTCTTTAAAGACAAACTAGAATTAAAAAAAGCCCTAGAACCAAGTGCTGACACGAACACCGATGGTGACGTTGATACAGGTGGTGACGCTGATACAGGTTCTAAGGAATAATCAGGAGTTAATTATGAAAAAAGGTTTTCTTATAACAGAGTGCTCTCATGATTTGGAAGTCAATGAAGCGGCGAACGGAAAAGGTTTGTATATCACAGGTATTTTTTCTTCTTGGGGTACAACAAATAACAATGGTCGTATGTATGAAGAAAAGACCATGAAACGTGAGGTTGACAAAATTCTTGAGAAGATGAACAAAGCATCCGTTTGGGGCGAACTTGGACATCCACCAAATC